ATAATATGTCTCAAGCTCAGTTAGCAGATGTAGAATTTCAAAATGGTTTAAGAACAATGAGAGAACAACTACTTGAACCTTTTCCTGTTATAATGGATGATAGAAGAAGTTTTTATGTGTAATAAAAAATTTATAATTTAATATGGCTAAATATCAAGGTAGAGAAGTTAAATTAAACAAGCCAATGCCTGGTGATGTTAAAAAATTTAAAGTGTATGTTAAAAATAATAAGGGTAAAGTTATTAAAGTAAATTTTGGGGACCCTAATATGTCAATTAAAAAAAATAACCCAGCTCGGAAAGCATCTTATTGTGCTAGGTCTAGTGGTATAAAAGGAACAAAAGATAAAACTTCGGCTAACTACTGGTCAAGAAGAGCATGGAATTGTTAAATGGCTGAACAAGGTATCTCTATAAATTGTGAAGGTGGGTTAGACTTAGTTTCTAGTACCTCATTACTTTTTAGAACTCCAGGAGTAGCACAAAGACTTAATAATTTTGAGTCTTCTATTCACGGAGGATACAGAAGAGTTAATGGTTATAGTAAATTTGGAAACAATCAACCAGCTGGAAATGCAGATGATATTGAAGGTATATATAGATATGCTAAAGGTGTTGTAGCTTGTCAAGGTTCTAATATTTATTATAGTGCAGACGGTACTACTTGGACACAAGTTAATAAAGATACTTATCAATCTAAAACAGGTACTGTATCAGTAAGTTCAGGAGGTGCTACAATAACTGGAAGTGGTACTTCTTTTTCTTCAGAGTTTGCAGTAGGTGACGATATATTAATTAATAACGAACAGTTTCTTGTTCTAAGTATTGCTAGTGATACATCAATGACAGCAGATGGTAATTTTGCTTCAAGTGCATCATCTCAAGTTATAAAAAAGAATGGAGCTACTGCCGCTCAATTATCTAGTGGAAGTGCAGTATCAAGAGGTTCTCAAAGTCTTTGTGAGTTTGCTTTTTATGAAGGAAATAAACAATATGGTAAACTTTATATAGCTGATGGTACTAATAAGATTGGTGAATTAGTTATAGAAATTACAAATGCAGGAGTACATACTTATTCATTTAAAGAAGTAAAAAGGTCAGCTCCAGTAGACCCAGAAGTAGTTACTATTTTTGGAGAAAGATTAATAGTTTCAGGTCATTCTGAAAATCCACAAGTAGTTTCCTGGAGTACTAGGTTATCACCAGAAAATTTTACAGGTAGTTCTGCAGGTACAGTAGATGTTGGAGACCAAATAGTAGGTATAAAATCTTTTCGTAATAAACTTATTATATTTTGTAAAAATAGTATATATCAATTATCTGGCCTAGATACAACTGCAGTCTTATCATCCGTAACTAAAAATATTGGTTGTGTAAGTGGTAAAACTATTCAAGAGATTGGTGGAGATTTAATTTTTCTTTCTCCAGATGGTTTAAGAACTATCGCAGGAACAGCTCGTATTGATGATATTGAATTAGGTTCTATTAGTAGAAAGATACTTCCTATATTTAGAGATGATATTTTTCCAAGTTTAACAACTATTACGTTTTCAAGTATGGTTATTAGAGAAAAAAATCAATACAGATTATTTTATTATAAGTCTGGTACAGCAGATTTACAACAAAAAGGAATACTAGGAACATTTAAAATATCTTCTGAAGGTGTTCCTTTATACGAATGGAGTGAATGTACAGGCATACCAGCTCGGATGACTCACTCAGGGTTTGATGAAAATGGTGATGAAGTTTATTATCATTCTAGTATTGACGGTTATATATACAATCACGATTCTGGAAATAATTTTAATGGTAGTACTATAAGTGCTGAGTATAAAACACCTGATTTAGATTACGGAGATTCAGGTGTTCGTAAAACATTATATTATTGTAAAACAAGTATTCGTGCAGAAGGAGCCAATAATAATTTAAAATTGCTTTGTCGTTATGATTTCGATGATGCAAATGTACCACAACCATCAGAATTATCAATAGGTACTTTATCTAGTCCATCTTTATTTGGCACAGGTGTTTTTGGAACAGCTTTATTTGGACAAACATTATACCCACAACAAAAAGTAAATTTAACTGGTAGTGGGTTTACTAATAATTTTAGAATATCAAGTACTGGAACAGGCTCTTCATATACTGTTTCAGGATTTTATGTAGACTACATCCCAGGAGGAAGGATTTAAACATGGCGGCATACACAAGACAAAGTACATTTTCAGATGGAGATACTATTAGTGCATCATTATTTAATAATGAATATGATGCAATAGCAGCAACATTTGTTAATACATCTGGACATAAACATGACGGAACAACTGGTGAAGGTCCTGTTATAGGTCTTATTGGTGATGCTGGTGTTGCGACTCCTCTTAATAAAGTTTTAATTGATTCTTCAAATAATCATATTGAATTTTATGTAGATGTTTCTTCAGCAGCAGTTCAACAAATGCATCTTGAAGATGGTAAACTTTTACCTAATGTTGATAGTGATATTGATTTAGGTAGCTCTACAAAATATTTTGCAAATGGTTATATTGATGCTATTACTACTACAGGTAATGTAACAGTTGGTGGTAATTTAACTGTTACTGGAACAACAACATTTAATGGTGGTACAATTAATCTAGGGGATGCAGCTACAGATAATGTTGCATTTAATGGTACTATCACAACTAACTTAATATTTGAAGGTTCTACTGCTGATGCACATGAAACAACTTTAGCACCAGGTAATCCTGGTAGTGATATTACTTTAACTTTACCTTCTTCAGCAACAGATACTTTAGTAGGTAGAGCAACAACAGATACACTTACAAACAAAACATTAACTTCACCTAAGATAAATGAAGATGTAGTAGTAACTTCTACTGCAACAGAATTAAATTTATTAGACGGTGTAACAGCTACTACTTCAGAATTAAATATATTAGACGGAGTAACTTCTACTGCATCAGAACTTAATATTCTTGATGGAGTAACTTCTACTGCATCAGAATTAAACATATTAGATGGAGTAACTTCTACCGCAACTGAATTAAATATATTAGACGGTGTAACTTCGACAACATCGGAATTAAACATATTAGATGGAGTTACTTCAACAGCAGCTGAGTTAAATGCACTAGATGGTATTACAGCAGTTGTTGGCGAACTTAATGCACTAGATATAGGAAGCACAGCTATAGGAACAGCTGTTGCGTCTAAAGCAGTTATTTTAGATGCTAACAAAGATTACACGGGTATTAGAAATTTAACTGTTACTGGAGAATTAGATGGAGCATCTCTTGATATAGAAGGCGATGCTGATATTAATGGCACATTAGAAGCAGATGCTATAACTATTGCAGGAACAGCTCTTGATACTCATATAGCAGGAGTTACAGTTACTAATGCTACAACTGCTACAAATGCAAATCATATTTCTGTAGCTGATAATGAAAGCACAAATGAAAATAATTTAATTACATTTATTGAAGATGCTTCTGCAACTGGTAATGTTGGATTAGAATCTGATGGAGATTTTTATTATAATCCGAGTACAGGAACTGTAACGGCAACAGGATTTGCAGGAGCACTTACAGGTAATGCTTCTACAGCTACTGCTTTAGCTACAGCTAGAACAATACATGGAGTATCTTTTGATGGCTCAGGTAATATTGATTTAAGTGAAGTTATTCAAGATACAGTTGGAGCTATGTTTGATGGTAATACAGAAACAGATATTACTGCAACATATCAAGATGCTGATGGTACTATTGATTTAGTTGTAAGTGGGTCAAGTGTTGGAGGAAGTACTGGAATAGATTTTAACGATGGTGTTAAAACAAGATATGGCACTGGTAATGATTTAGAAGTTTATCATGATGGTACAAACGGGTATATTACAAATTCAGATGGAGCTTTAAAACTTGCTACTGAAACATCAGGTATAGCAGTAACGATAGGACACGCTACTTCAGAAGTTACTGTTGCAGATAATTTAACAGTGACTGGAAACTTAACCGTAAGCGGAACAACAACAACTGTTTCTTCTACAACTGTTGAAGTAGCAGATGCAATGTTAAAACTTGCTAAAGACCAAGGTACAAGTGCAGATGCAGTAGACTTTGGATTCTATGGTAAGTATGGAGTTGGTGGTACTGCTAAATATGCAGGTATATTTAGAGACCAAAGTGCTACAGGCACACCTTTTACATTTTTTGATACATTAGAAGCAGACCCTGGAACTACCGTAAATACTGGTGGTACTGGTTATGATTTAGCAGATATTTCTGCAGGTGGAGCAACTTTTGCAGATAGTGTAACAATTACTGGAGACTTGACTATAAGTGGTGATGACATTACTATGGGTACAAATACATCGGGTCATATTATGGTTGCAGATGGTACTAATTTTAATCCAGTAGCAGTATCGGGTGATGTTACAATTTCTAATGCTGGAGCTGTTACAATAGCAAGTACAGCTGTTGAAACTGGTATGATTGCAGCTGATGCTATTACAGGAGCTAAGATTGCAGATGATGCGGTTGATTCTGAACACTATACAGACGGTAGTATTGATACAGCTCATATTGCTGACTTAAATGTAACTACAGCAAAGATTGCAGCCGATGCAATAACTGGAGCAAAGATAGCTGACGATGCTATTGATAGTGAACACTATGTTGATGGTAGTATTGATACAGCTCATATTGGAGATGATAATGTAACTCAAGCAAAAATAGCAGATGATGCTGTAGGTGCTGACCAACTAGCAGCTAGTGCAGTAGTTACTGCGTCTATGGTTGACGATGCTGTAACTCAAGCTAAAATTGCTGATGAGGCAGTAGATGAAGCTAGACTTCAAATCAGTAATGCTGGTAGTAATGGACAATATTTACAAAAACAATCAGGAAATACTGGTGGACTAACATGGGCAGATGCAAGTTCAGTCGGTGGAGCAACAGGTGTAGATTTCAACGATAATGTTAAAGCAAGATTTGGAACTACTGATAATGATTTAGAAATTTACCATGATGGTTCCAATAGCATAATTGCTGATACAGGAACAGGTGGTTTACAAATACTTTCTAACGAATTTAAAGTTATGAATGCTGCAGGTAATGCAAATCAAGTTATTGGTACTCAAGCTGCAGCAGTAGAACTTTATCACAACGGAACTAAGAAACTTGAAACTGCAAGTGGTGGAGTAACCATAACAGGAACTGCAACTGCAACAACTTTTGACGGTTTATTAGATACAGGAGCTGCTTTAAAAGTAGGAGCTTGGTATAATGACAATGGTACAAGTGCAAAAGGAAGATTTTGGTTTAGTGACGGTGGAACAACTCAAATTAATACTGCTGCTGATATTGACTTTTCTTATGAAACAACAAATAAAGCTAGAATAGAATCTGACGGTGATTTTATTTGTGTCGGTAACATTACCGCTTATGGAAGTTTATCAGATGAAAAACTAAAAGAAAATATTGAGATAATTCCAGATGCTCTTGATAAAGTTTGTCAGCTTAAAGGTGTTACTTTTGATTACAAAAAAGATGGTAAGAGGTCTACAGGATTGATTGCTCAAGATTTACAAAAAGTTTTACCAGAGGTTGTTTATGAAACAAAAGATATTAATAATGAAAATGAAAGCTATCTAGCAGTAAATTATGAAAATACAATTGGACTTTTAGTTGAGGCAATTAAAGAATTAAAGGCTGAGGTTAAAGAATTAAAGGAGGCTAAATAATGGCTCTGCAAAGTAGTGGCGCAATCTCTCTTAATGAGATGCATATTGAAGCAGGAGGCAGTACAGGCTCAAACTGTACTATTAATGACTCTGATATTAGAGATTTAATAAGTAAAAGCTCTGGCGCAGCTATGTCATTTAATGAGTGGTATGGAGCAAGTGCTGGTCTTTCAAGTTATAGCTACACGATGACAAATGGAACTTACACATCAGGTACAACTTATACAGGTTTTGACTCAGCTGCAAGTGGTGGAACTGCCCATGGCTCTTTAAGTAATAACCCTCAAAGTACAGCTTTGACGAGTGGTTTTAATCCTACATGGACTGCAATACGACATTCAATTTTAAAGACTAATCAACTCGATATGACTATTGGCTCTGCTGTAGCAAATTCAGGTTGGACTTCTATAACTTTTAGTGCAGGTGGAATTACAAGTTCATCAAATGAAACAGTTAATAGGTCAGCTATGACTTATCAACAAATAGGTAGCTTGACACAATGGTACGTAACTACAAGTTGGACGATGCTCACCTCAGGAACTACAACAGTAACTATTAATGTTTAAAATATGACAGAAGATAAAAATAAATTACACAAAAGAGAGGATGGAATTTGGATTATGCCTCATCCTGATAAAGACAATGAACAACTTAGCCCTCAAAATCCTTACAAGAGGTCGCAAGTAAAGCAAGAAGAGGTAGAGGAAATATGAGTGTCTTTAATATTAATTTTGGTACAGTTAAAAATGTTGGTAACAATTTACAAATATGTGTAGCTACTAATACAAAAGTAGGGCAGGAAATGTCGAGGCAACAGCTAAATGAGCAACCTCACTTTGATAACATAGAATATCATCCTGATAACAGTAAAGTATTTAAGAGATTAAATAGAAATGAACTTGTTAGAGGAAAGATTAAATTATTTTGGAAATGGACTGCAGAAGATAATATTACTCAAACTGATATAAATTTTGTTAAAAGTATTTACGCTGCAAACAACTCAGAAGATAGTTATGCTGCTTACGAGCAAGGAGAAGATTATCTAAATATTACTATTGAAAAACCAGAAACCAACACAACTTGGTCAGACACATCTGTTGGTTGGGAACTTGCATCTTCAGAGGCAGGTATTGAAATATTAAAAGATGATACAGTTTTATTCTGCTCATTGTCAGAAGATTTTGGATGGAAACATAAGACCATTGATTTAGCTGATGGAGCAACAGTAGATACATCTAAAAGTGGTGAACATTGTTATTTATGGTTTGACGGTGAGTGTGAACTCAATGGAACTAAAAATGTTTATGCTGGGGATGTTAAGAAATTAATTAATGAAACTGTTAATATTAAAAATGTAAATGCAACAAATACAAAAATAATAATGGTATGGAAATAATGAATGAACGACATACTAAAACGAATAAAGTTTATTTATGAATATGCTACACACTTACAAACAGATAATAGCCCTCCATTAGAATTAATTTATAAGTTTATTAATGAACTAGATAAGAAAGAGGCAAAAGCTATCTTTCATAAATTTTCTAAAGATAAGTCTAGTGAAAGAATATTTAATGAAGAAAAAGCAGCATTAGACAGATTAAATGAAGATGAATTTAAAGAGAATACATTAGGAGCTGAGTTTAAAGGGTGGTTAAAACAATCAGAAGGAGCTGTAGATTTATTTAAGTTTGGTGTATTTGGAAGAACCGAAGGTAAGACAAAATTTAAAAAGTTTTTAAAACATACTTGTTTACAACACGATTTAATTCATTTCTTAAATGGATATGATGTTACGCCATTAGGTGAGGTTGGAGTTATCACTTTTAATTTAGCTCAAGAATGGAGACCTTCTTTTGCAACAATATTATATGCCTCATTCTTAATGAGTATCAGAAATACTTTTCTACCATCTAAATATCCAGCCAATACACAATGGCATAAGGCAATAAAATATTCACCTCTTATGGTATTTTGTAAAGTTGTAAGAGAAGCATGGAAAAGAGGAAAACAATCTGAATGGTTTTTAACTGTAGATTGGAATGGTTATTTAGATACGGATTTAAAACAAGTTAAAGAAAAACTTAAATTAGAAAAATCACCTACTTATTGGGATGAAGTTCAGCCTGTATGGGCAAGAGCTTTAAGACATTACAAAAAATATGAAAAAAACAAAAGAGAACGACAAGAAGATGTGGCGTGATTGGTTACACAAGTGGAGTGAGATTTTTAGGAGAATGAAATAATGGCACTACAGTTTACTGGACATAAATATAAGTATATAGGTAGTGTAAATATTGTTGATACTGATAAAAAATATATAGAAGAATTGGAAAGACAAGTTGAAGATTCAGTAGATGTTTGGAAAATAACTTGTGAACAAATTTATGGTGGCAAAGGATATGTTGTTGAGATGTGCAGATTAAAACAAGAAAATAGAGAATTAAAAGCAGAGCTACATTTAATTAGAAAGTTTCTAGAAAAAGCAAAAAGAATGACTAACGAAAGATTTGAATAATAGTTATTGACAATATTTAAAAAATATGATATAATATATAAACTAATGTGGGCGAAGAAAAGGAAAAAAATAAATGTTTACACTAGATAATAAAGAGTATGATGAGACTAAATTAAATAAAGAAGGTAAGTTTGCCTATGCTCAGCTTCAAGTTTTAGCAACAAAGAAAAACTCTATTCTTGCAGATTTAAATAATTTAGATATATTAATTTCTCACTATTCAGATATTCTTAAAAAAGAGCTTCCAAAAGAAGAAAAAGAAAAAAAAGGAAAGAAATAGATGACAATAGAACAAGATAATAAAGAATCAATTATTCGTATAGAAGGTGATTTAAAATTACTTAATCAAAAAATAGATACGATTAAAGATAATCATCTTAACCATATGTCTCAAGACATAGATAAACTATCTAAGTTTATTTGGATAATAGGTTCAACTGTCTTTGTTCAAATGTGTTATCTTATTGTCAGAACTTTAATGTAATAATGGCTAAAAAATGGAAATCTTATAATGAACACGAAGCAATATACCATGGAACATCTATTGGTCGTAATCCAAAAATGAGTTCTATGAATAAACATAAGAGAAAAAGTTTTAAAAAATATAAAGGCCAAGGAAAGAGAAGATAAATATTATGGCATATGAAATACCAGTAGAATCACGACCAAGAGGAAGAATAAGTAATAGACCTATTACTGATATTCTTGATGACCAAGCGTCTAATCCTGTAATACCTTCTGCAGCTGTACAACAATATACTGACCAAACCGTACAGAGTAATGAACTTATGAGTTCTCCTACTACTGTAGGTACAACAACGGCTGGTCAACAAACTGTACAAGCTCCTAGTAATATAACTGCAACTACTGGAACAGGTACAAATATAGCAGCTCCTACTACTATACAACCTACTAGTGTTACTGCAGCAACAGCTGGAACTCCGCAAACTGTTGCAGGTGTTTCTGGAAGTGGTTTAACTCAACAAGTTACTGGTCAAACAAGAGGTACTGTTACTGGTGCTGCGTCTGGAGCAAACCAAACTGCTGGAAATGCTCAAGGTGTAATAACTGCTGCTGCTCAAGGACAAGTAAGTTCTGGAGCATTAGCTAGTGCTGTTACAGGACAAAGTGCTACTGTTCAAGCGCAAACATCTACATTACCAAGTGATATTCAATCAGCAGTAGGAACAAACCCTGCGGCTGTTACTGCTACAGTTGTTAGTCAACCTACAAGTGTTGTTGCACAAATTGCTTCATTACCTGCAGATACTCTTGTTTCAGGACAATTAGAAACTTTATTAAGTGGAATTGATAGTGGTACTATTCCAACATGGGCAAGAGCTGCTGTTGAAGCAGTGGATGCAAACCTTGCTTCAAGAGGAATGAGTCGTTCTTCTATAGGTAGAGAAGCTTTAGTTAATTCTATTATTCAAAGTGCTATTCCAATCGCACAAGCTAATGCAACTCAACTACAACAAGTAGCTATGGCTAATCTTAATAATCAACAACAAGCTGAAGTATTAACAAAACAACAACAATTTCAAGCTCAACTAACAGGAGCCGAGTTTCAACAACAAGCTGCTTTAACAACTGCTGGTAATACTCAACAGTTATTAATGGCTAATTTAAATAATCAACAACAAGCTATTCTTTCTAGTGCACAACAACAGCAACAAGTAAGATTACAAAATCTTGCAAATAATCAACAAGGTGCTGTAACTAATGCTGAGTTACAACAACAAATGACAATGGCTGGGATGAATAATCAACAGTCTGTTGCTCTTGCTAATGCTCAGACAACTGCTGGTATGGATGTTCTTAATCTTAATAATGAACAACAAAAAGTAATTTCTAATTCTAATTTATTTAGAACATTTGGTTTACAAAATTTAACAAACGAACAACAAGCTGTAATGCAAAATGCTGCTAATCTTGCAGCACTTGATATGGCTGAATTAACTAATAGACAACAAGCTCAAGTATTAAATGCTCAGTCTTTTTTACAACTTGATATGACTAATCTTAGTAATTCTCAACAAGCTGCTATGTTAACTGCACAACAAAGACAACAAGCCATGTTATCTGACCAAGCTTCTGAAAATGCATCTAGACAATTTAATGCCACAAGTGATATGCAAACAGACCAATTTATGGCGAACCTTGCTTCAACTATTTCACAAAATAATGCAGCTCGTGCAGATGCTATGTCTCAGTTTAATTCTACTCAAGAAAATCAAATAGCTCAAATTAATGCTGGTAATCAACTTGAATCTGAAAGATTAACAGACCAACTTAATGCACAAATAGACCAGTTCAATTCTAACTTAGGTTTTCAAAAAGACCAATTTAATGCACAAAACTCTATGGCTATAGAACAATCTAATGTACAATGGAGAAGACAAACAAATACAGCAAATACTGCAGGAGTTAATGCTGTTAATCAAGCAAACGCTATGAATGCTTTTAATCTTAGTAATCAAGGATTATCTTTTCTTTGGCAAGAAATGAGAGATGCTGCTAAGTGGGAATTTGAAGCTTCAGAAAATGATGATGATAGAGATGCTAAAATTACTATAGCTGCTCTTGGTAACGAAGCAGCGGATACTGCTGCTAAAAGACAGTCTTTAGTTGACCTTGCTAACTGGGCAGCAGATTTATGGACTCAAGGACAATAATATAATATAAAAAAAAATGAATGATGTAGAAGCTGCAGTACATTTAGTAAGTACTGCTAAAGTTTATAAAAATATATTTAAAGGAGATGTTGAACATATTCTACAACAAGTTTTACCACCAATAAAACTTAATCAGTATAGAGTTTTTAGAAGAGGAGATAGACCTTTTGCTTATACTAGTTGGGCTTTTATGAATAATAACTCTTCTGAAAAATTTAAAAGAACAGGTTTAATAGAAGACGAAAGCTGGTGGAACAATGGTAATAATATATGGCATATGGACACTATTTGTAATGATGGTAATTTACTAACATTACATAGATGGACACAAAGAAATTTAGCTGAACAAGTTGGTAATAAAAAGAAAATAAATTGGATACGATTAGGTTACGATAAGTTCGGCGGAGTTAAAGTTAAAAAACAAGGATACGCATTTACAAAAGGAGAAAAAGAAAATGGGTTCGATAGTTAAAAAAATAAAAAAGAAAGTTAAAAAGGTTATTAAAAAAAACCCTGTTACTAGAATAGTAAAAAAAGCTACTAAAAATATTAGAAAACTTGGAAGTAAACTATGGACTAAAGTTAAAAAGTTTGGTAAAAGTGCTTTTAGAAAATTTGCAAAGTTTAGTGATAAGATAGGACCAATAGGAATGATTGCTTTATCTTTTGCCATGCCATATTTAATGGCTGGTATGGGTCAAGCATGGGCAGGTTTAGGTAATTGGTTAGGTGCAGCAGCAAAAGTAGCTCCTAATGCAGGAATGACATTTGGTAATACACTAGCACAACTAGGACACAGTGCTTGGTCAGGTATTAGTAGAGCAGGACATTTTATAAAAGGAACATATCAAGGTATTACTCAAACTTTAAGTAAAACTTTTGAAGGTTTTGCTGGAGTTAAAAATGCAGCAGGTGTAAGAACAGGCGGAAGTGTATCTGAAGGTTTTAGTAATCTTTGGAAAGGTACTGGAGATGTTCTTTCTGGTAGAGCTGGAATGGGTACAGAAAAATTAATAACTAAAGCTGTTGAAACTGGTGCTAACTGGTCTCCAACTATAGCGAGGACAACTCCAATGCAAGTTGGTACTGGACAGTTTACTAGAAGTACAGGTGTTTGGGGAACATCTAGCGGTGTAGTTCAAACTGGTGGTGTTCAAGCTTTTAATGCTAATCAAATGAATATGGCTTCACAACAAATTATTAATCAAGCTATGTCTGGTACAACATCAATGTATACTCCTGATGTTCAAACATATGCTAATACACTTTCAAAAGAACATGGATTAAATTCTTATGATGCTCATAAACATATGATGGAAAATGGAGTATCTGTAGGAGATGCTAATAAATATACATTAGATTTTAGTCAATCTAAAGATTTTGGTATGACACAATTTAGAGAAGGGGCTAGTGGTGTGAACTATCACTGGACAGGAGATACTGCTAATGTTCAATTTAAAGATTACGGAATGGACTATGTTGGTATAAAAGATAGTAAACTTCGTTACCAAGGACCAGATAATTTTACTTATGGAAGCCAAGATAAAACTCCTAGTTTATTACAAAGAGGAGGCTCTGCTGCTATGAGTTATCTAACTTCTCTTGGTCAAGACCCTGGAGAAAATCCATATGTTCCTATGGGAGGAAGTGCTGGTTTAGACCCGTTTGGAACTAGATATGCTGGTTCTGATGTATATGCAGCAACTTCAGGACAGTTCTTAAATAGAGCACAATCAGATTGGTTTATGGGTGCAAAAGAAAGAATGGATTATCGAGGCAACTAATAGTAAATTTAAATGAAAATTTCAGACGCAACGCAAATTTCTCTCCCTGCTCGTAATTTAATTGCCATCCTCGCAGCAGTCGCAATAGGAACTATGAGTTTTTTCTCAATCCAGGAAAGATTAAACAAGCTGGAGACAAATCAACAGTTAATGGCACAAGACATGGAAGCCGCTAATGAGTTTATAGACGGAGTCCCCAAAGGCACCATGGTCAGTCCACAAGTAAACGAGCTCTACATGTTGGTAGAATGGCTGTCAAAAACACAAGAAGAACTTCGTACTCATGTTAATTCAGAGATTCCAGAGATTGCAAAACTAAATATGCAAATACAATTCATTGAAGAACGTATGATAGATGTTGAAATGTTAATTGATAAGATAAGACAGAACGGAATATCATATGATTGAGACATTGTTTGCAGTATTATTAATTGTAAATGGCGGTGTAATAGAATCAGTGCCGACCGAAGGCATGGCTGATTGTCTTAAAACTAAACGCACAGCTATGCAAAACATAGGCCCAGACCAAGAAGGAGTTTACATGCAGTGTGTACAGGTAGAGGCTGAGGTCGAGATAGACATGGGGAGGAAGAGAATTGTCAAAATCCTCACAGAAAACCCAACGGGGAATTAAGAAATATTTTAATTTAGATAACATAGTTGATATAGGAGTAGATGTATCTCTTGTTGTATTTGATGTTTTATCCAGCCCCATTCTTATTGTGATGCGTGTAGTAAGATGGTTTTTAAATGAGTTTGTATTAGGACATATTAAAAGGTTTATAAAATTTATATTAAGACTTTTTATTAAAACAAAGAAAAATAATAAAGATTGATTAATTAATAAGGGCGACATAAATGAAAAATATTTTAATGGCAGTTGTTATTACAGCTGTAATGTTTTGTAGTCTTAGTATTGCAATGGCAGATAATGATGTTACATCTAGTGGAGCAACTACAAATGACCAAGTAAATTCAAGTGGAAGTAATACCGCTATTACAGGAGGATATAATTCAGAAAGTACAACGAATTATCAAAGTGGTTCATCTTCTAATACTACTACAAATGCAACTACTAATAATAATTCCTATACTGGTGATACTCGTACAGTTCCATCAGCATCTGCTCCAGGAATTTCAGCAATGTCGCAAGACCTTTGTACAGTTGGTGTTAGTTTAGGAATACAAAAACCTTTAATAGGTGGTAGCATTGGAATTACTAAAAGAGATATGAATTGTGAAAGAATGAAACTTTCTAAACTTCTTTTTGATTTTAATATGAAGGTAGCAGCGGTAAGTATTTTATGTCAAGATGCTAGAGTATTTTCAGCTATGGCTCATGCGGGAACACCGTGCCCATTCAATGGTAAAATAGGAGGAGACGCTCTAGAAGAATGGAATAAATACGACGAACAAAGACCAGACTACGAAGAGTACACAAAAACTCTAAGATACATGGAAGAAGTTGATGCAAAGATTACGGAGGCAATGGATGATAAGGAAGCTTATATCGTTGACGGCAATGGTAATGCTGTTCAGCTCGGTAGCAAATAGCCAGACTGTAACTATTGAAGACACTCCCAACCCAGGTGATACTACTACAGTAACTACTGTTACAACTGGTAATTCTGTAACTACAGATAATTTAATATCTCAGAAATGGAATGATGGTAGTTGGCAAGGCACTATGTTTCCAGACTCATCTGATATTAATGAGTCAGTTTATCTTACAGGAAAAGATGGAAAGTATGCAGAAACAACTATTCAATCTCAAGATATATTAACAGAACAAGAATTACAACAAGGATTAACTTCTGAATTATCTGCAGACATAAGATGGTGGAATCCACAAGAGTCTACTGTCACTATGACACAGACAGCAACTAATGGTATTGATACTACAACACAAAGTATAACTTTAGAAGATACTACAAATCATAACTATCAGTTTAATAATTATTCTAATACATTAACTATTACACCTAATACAGAAAATAGTCACGGTTCTTTAACTGCTAGGTTTAGTTTTGATATACAAGGGAACGCCAACTATAACGGAGGCCACAGCGGTGTCGATGTGAAAGACCCGAAATTAAAACTAACATATGATGTTCTTTCTTCTACAACAGTAACTACAGTTCAGTATTGTTGGGAAAAGACACCACCAACATGTGTAGGTCAAGATGAAATAGCTGAAGTCGAAACTTTTTTAGATACATTTGAAAGTGACATATATCTAGATGATATATATCTTTATGAACAGCCAGGCATAATAGAAGATATGGATTTTGATTATTCATTTAATGATAACTTTTATGAAGAAGAAGAATTTGAAATACAAGAAGACTATTTAACACTTGATGAATTTTTTTTTGAAGAAGATTACTTTACGGATGACTATTACGAAGAGTTTGAACTGGAAGAATTTATTCCAGAAGATATGGCCTTTGAAGAAGTAGAGTTCTTTGATGAACTACCAGAAATAACTTTTGAAGATGAATACTTTGAAGAGTTTAATATAACTGAGCTACCTCCAATGGAAGAAATGTTCTTTGAAGAAGAAATGTACTTTGAAGAAGAAATATATATGGAAGCATTTACAGATGAAGCATTCATAGAAGAGTTTGATGAGATGTTTGAAGAAATACCTATGGAAGAAATGAATGTAGAAATGGCAGAAGAGATGTTTGAGGAAATGTTTGAAGAATATTTTGAAGAAGAACCACCAATGGAAATGGTTGAAGAGTTTAAAGAAGAAGTTATAGTAGAA